TAAAAATATATTCTGAAAACATTGTAAATAAATTATATATTTAGAAAATAAAGCATAAATAACCTCCCCTACTCTTTCAATTACAACTAAATATAAAACACAAAAAGACACATTAGTTTAGGCTAGTGTGTCTTTTATTATATTAGAAATTATTAAGAATTATTAAAGATATTAAAATTAAGGATAGATTGGAGAAAATAGGATGTCAAATAAGTTAGTTAAGAGTAAAAGTAATATGGAAAAGAAGCTGGAATATTATGAAAGACATTGCGCTCTACTGGAAAAGGAAAATGAAGACTTGAAACAGCAAATTATTGACAATGAAATCGGTCTTTCAATCGTTAAAGAAAATGCCTCTGAGTCTTATGATAATCTCTCTATTTTAATTAAAAAAGCAAAAACAGCTAAAAATGTATACGAAATGTTATGTATGAAATATAATGACCGAATTAAGGTTTTAGATGAGCAAAAAGCCGAAGCAGATAAAGCTAAAAAAGAATATATTAAAAAAATGGAAGCATTTGAAAAACAATATCAAAAAATGCTTGATAACTTATTAAAAAAATAAAATTAAAAAGGATGGTGAAAATATGTTTACTGATTTTCAATATGGTGACGAGCTGGCTAGTGATTATGGCTTATATGTGATTAAATTTGATTCTTCTTCTGGTGGTAGTGAAACTATTTCTTCTGGCTCTACTCTAACATTTAACACTGTTAAATCAGTCGGACAAGATATTTCTGAATTATATGGAAGTACATATAATGAAGACTACTCTTTCACTATTCAATTATGCCGACTAGACAATCATTGTAATCCTATTCCTCTTATGCCAGAAGAATATGGAGCGATAAATAGATGGTTAAACAGAAAAACTTTTGATCAGTTTAAAATAAACAAAGAAGGTTATGAAAATATAAGATTTTACGGCACATTCAATGTTCAAGCTGTGAAAATTAATGATGATATATATGGAATTGAATGTACGTTCACTTCTAATGCACCATATGGTTTTGCTAAAGAAAGAACTCATACTTTTTCTAATGTAAAATCTTTTTATATATATGATGATTCAGATGAGGTTGGAGAAATATATCCTTATACGATTATAACTTGTAATGAAGCAGGTAATCTTACTATTACTAACTCAGCAGATAACGAATTATGTATTATCAATAATTGTATAAAGGGTGAAGTAATCACTATTGATAATCAACATCGAATAATTACATCTGATAAACTTGCTCACAACATAGCAAATGACTTTAATTATAATTTTCTTAAATTAATAAACACATATAAGAATAGGGATAACTACTACTCTTCTACACTTAATATAAATGTAACTATGAGTTATTCTCCTATTAGAAAGGTAGGAATTTAATTTAATGCAGAAAATTAATGTAAGAAATTTACTTAGAATACAAAAAACTGGACAAACAATTAGACCATTACATATTATTCTAGGTAACAGAAATCTTGAAAAATTCGGTGAAATAGTTAATATTCCTGCCGATTCTATAACATATCATCCACAATTTAACGCCGTGGATGAATTATCTTTTAATGTGTATAATGAACAAAATGGAGAAATTGAAAGACTATGGGATAAAATTATTGATTTTAAAACTGTATACGTTAAGGAATATAACGAATGGTTTGAAATTACAGCAAGTATTGATGAGTCAGAAATAAATACAAAGAAAGTTATAACTGCCAAATCATTATGTGAAGCCGAACTTGGACAGGTGATTTTACACGATGTTGAAATCAATACAGAAGATGATATTACTCGTGAAGAATATACAGAACCAACTATATTCTATAATCCTAGTAAGAAAAATTGTTCATTGCTAAATAGAATTCTTGAAAAAGTCCCTGGTTATACTATTGCCCACGTTGATGAAACTCTTTTAAATATTCAGCGTTCATTCAGTATAGATGGGACAAGTGTTTATGATTTTTTAACAACCACTCTATCGCAGGAAATTGGCTGTATATTTTTATTTGATTCAAATACAAGAAGTATCTATGTATATGATATGGAAACCTGTTGTTTGAGCTGCGATTATAGAAGTGAAGATTCATTTACTGTTTGTCCTGAGTGTGGAGGAACAATTATACATGAACCATATGGAAAAGATACATCAATATTTATTGATAAAAATAATCTTGGCTCAGACATTCAGTTGACTTCTGAAACAGACAGTATTAAGAATTGTTTTAGAGTCATCGGTGGAGACGATTTAATCAACGCAACTTTAAAGAATATTAACCCTAATGGCAGCAATTATATTTATTATTTTAATAATGATACCCTATTAGATATGCCAAATGAGTTGCAATCTAAAATAAAATCATATGATGAACTTGTTAATGAATATTCTAATAGCAAATCTTTTTCCTTAGAAGCTTCTCTTGTAAATCAATATAATGATATTATTGAATATATCAAGAAATATTATCCTGATACCACATATTCTTCTATTCAACAGCAGTATATAGGTTGGAGTAATATAACATCTGTATATTATAATATTATTGATTTATACTCGTATCTTAATAGTTCTATGATGCCAACTTGGAAACAGCAAGATAAAACGGCAGCATCTCAATTGGCTTTGCTTACTCCTTCTAATTTGTCTCCTGTAGCAGTAACGGATGTAAGTAAAATATCTGTTTATACTGCTAATAACGCAGTTCTTGCAATGGCGAAAGCAATCATTGATACATCCATTTATAAGGTTGAAATTCTTGACGGTTCAACTCTTAAATCACAAACTTGGACAGGTCGATTTAAATTAACAAGTTATTCAGATAAGGAAGATACGGCTGAAATGAAAACGGCAATAAGTATTGCAATTAACGATGATTATATTGCCTATGTTAATCAGCAGGTTGATAAAGCAATGGGGAAAGTAAATGATCAAGGGTTACAAGAAATATATAAAATTGAATCTTTAGATACATTTAAAATAGAATTGCATAAATATTCTGCACAGAGATTAACTTCTTATCAGTCAGCTTATCAGACTGCTATTAATGTCTTAACTGAACAAGGTGTTGCATCTGAATCTTCTAATTTACACGATTCTATTTATCTTCCATATTATGAACGGTTTATTGCTTTAGAATCAGAATTATCTTATAGAAACTCTCAAATAGATACACTTACAGGTCTTGAGAAATACATTGAGGATTTGATTTCAAAAACCCATAATGAGCTAGATTTTGAATCGTATATAGGTGAAAAATATTGGAAGTTATTCACTTATTATAGACGTGAAGATGATTATAGTAATGATAATTATATATCTGATGGACTAACTAATACTGAATTAATTGACAAGGCAAATGAATTATTGGTGGTTGCCAAGAAGGAATTGGTTAAATCTGGCGAGAAACAATTCACTATTTCAGGAACACTACAAAACCTCCTTCTATTAACAGATAAAGACGGAAATAGAATTTTTGAACCCATTCTTGATGATTTTACTCTTGGTAATTTTATCAGAACTAAAATTGATGGAAAAATTTATGTAATGAGATTAGCAGATATCTCAATTTCATACGGAGATTTAAGTAAATTGTCAGTTACATTTTCGGATGCATATAGATACGGAAGTTCAAATGTTAATATAGTTAAAGACATTCTTGCAAAATCTCAGTCTATGGCAACGAGCTACTCTTCTACTATTAAACAAGCTTCTCAAGGTGAAAAAGCTAACCTTACATTTGAGAAATTGCAAAAAGAGGGATTAGACTCTGCTTTATATAGTGTTCATAATACTAATTCGACAGCAATATTTGATGAACATGGTATTCTTATCAGAAGTTATGATGATGTACTGGATGATTACAAAGACGAACAAGCTAGAATTAATGTTAATGAATTTATTTATACAACAAATAGATGGAGAACCGCTGTTACTGCATTTGGTAAACAGACGTATACTCTCAATGGCACTACATATGAGAAGTATGGCTTAAACACAGACTTTGTTATATCAGGTCTTATGATTGCAGGTGATATATATTCTGCTAATTACACAACAGATTCAAAGGGTATATGTACTGCTGGAACACATTTCAATTTGGCAACTGGTGATTGCAATATTGGTGGAGATACTTTTTCTTATAACGCCACAAATAAAAAATTACAAATAAAAAATGTTGATATTGAGTGGTCTACAACAACTTCTCCTGATATATCTGATGTGAATGGTTTGTCAGATAAGATCAACTCAATAAATAATTCTATTGCAGATAATTCTAAAAAAATCACTTCTGTCAGTCAAACCGCAGGAAAAATCAATTGGTTAGTTGCTTCGGGTAATTCTCAAGCAAGTATGACTTTAACAGACAAATTGTATGAATTAATGGCAGAAAATATTAATTTAAAAGGAAAAGTAACTTTTGAATGTTTCGACAGCTCTGCTCAGTCTAAAATAACAAATGCCCAAAAAACAGCGGACGACATAGCTTCTAATATATATATATCAAATTCTACGACTATAAACGGAGGAAAAATTGCGACCAATTCAATAACAGCAAACGCAATAAATATTGATGACCTAAATGCATTTAAGGCTACAATTGGTGGCTGGAATATTAATGATGAAGCAATATATCATGACCAAGGTAATTATCGAGTTTATCTTCAAAAAGCAACATCTCCTGACACATGGACATTTTCATGTCAAGAGAAACGTGATGGTGTATATTATGGAAATTTTTATATTAAACAGAATGGTGAAATGTATGCCTCTAATGCTAAAATAACTGGTGAAATCAATGCAACGAAATTAACTGCTTCAGGTTACGGCTGGTCAGGCGGTTCAACATATAAAATGGTTGCTAGTCTCATTGGTGGTGAAATGAAGATTTCTAACGAAACAGATGGTTCATATTTTAGTATTCAAGGTCATGGAGTCTTCGCTCGTAATAATCGTAATTTTAACACGTTAACTTTGTTATCTAATTCCAAAGATGGTTCTGGTGATGGAATGACAATCACAGGCGAATCAGGTACTGAAGTACAAGTTCTTCGTGACGGAATTAAGATGTGGCATATGCCCAATCGAACAAAAATGACATGGATTGGAAAAGGCGAAATAAGCATTGATACCGGAGGTACTAGAAGTTTTAGTGATGCTGCCTTATCTGTATTTGGTGACATTAAAGCAACAGGAATTTATTGTATGCACGGGACGGAACAAAGGAAAATGGCAGTTGTATTAAATAGATTAGAAGCTAGTAATTCAGATATATCCATGTCTTGGGATGGACAATTTCTTCGATTTTGGGTAGACGATACTGTTATTAATACATGGGATAATGACAATAAAACTTGGTGTTAGAATACCATTAATTTTTAAGAAGGGAGAATTATTGTAAATGAGTATACAACAAACTACAGCAAAAATAACTCTTGATTTGTATACAAAAAATGTAGTTTCTGTAAACGCAAAACAATATGATAATCAGACACGTTATATTGAAATAAGTTGTGTTGAAAATGGAATTGTATTTACAGTTGACAAATCAATAATGAGTGCTTTTATTCGTTTTAAAAAACCTGATGATAATGGTGTTTTTAATGAAGTTGAAATTACTTCCGATGGAAAGCTTAAAATAGAATTAACAGAACAAATGCTTTCCGCATCAGGCAGGGCTATTGCAGATGTTTTTCTTTTAAGAAAAGTTTTCACTTCTAATGAAAAGCCTACAAATATAGATGATATATATAAGATTAATGCACCTATTATATCAATTATGGATTTCTATATAAATATTACACCAACAGCTCTAAATCATTCTCAAATAGAATCTTCTTATGAGTTCAATGCTTTAACCAATGCTCTTGCACAGATAGATTTTAACAACAAGAAGGTCGTTGAATTAGATAAGACCTTAACCACAAATGAAGATATACGAAAGCAAAATGAAACAGAAAGAAAATCTAATGAAGAGTCAAGAATTAATTCTGAACAGAAAAGGGTAAATGAAGAAGATAAAAGGCAAAAAGCCGAAGACATTAGGGTCGCAAATGAAAACACTAGAATTTCAAACGAGAATACAAGGCAAGCACAAGAGACTAAAAGACAAACAGATACTGCGGCAGCTATAACAAATGCAAACGCAGCAGCTAAAAATGCAAATGACAAAGCAAATGATTTACAAAATAAATTAGATAATCATCATTTTGTTCTTACTAACGAACTTGAAGATAGCGTATCTTCTACTTCTACAGTTCACGCTCCTACTGCAAATGCGGTTAAGATAGCTTATGACAAAGCTATATCAGTTGAAAATACTGTAAACTCGAATAAAAATAATTGGAACGATAAATATACTAAGAACGAAATTGACAACAAATTTTCTACTTTAGAAAACAATATTGATTGGAAAGAATCTGTTGCTACTTTTGCAGATATTGCAAAAACTTATCCTAATCCTGAAGATGGATGGACGGTTAATGTAAAAGACACAGATTACACATATCGTTATAGTGGTTCAAAATGGGTCGCAATTTCTGCCAACGCCATTCCAAAAGCTACACAATCTGTTGATGGTTTACTATCTAAAGAAGATAAAACAAACTATGATGATGCTAATTCTAAGAAGCATACTCACAACAACAAGACTATATTAGATAAGATTGTAAGTGACCCTCTTCTATTGACTGGTGGCACAATGACTGGAAGAATTATTAGGGAGGCTGGTGGTACTTGGATAAAAGATAGAGAAAATGTAGCCGTTTTTGGTAGCAGATCTTCTTCAAATAGTTACAACCCTGTTGTTGGACAAAAAACTCCAAATGGTGCTTGGACTATTGGTAATTTAGCCACAAAAGAAGATCTTGTGTTTAATTATACTACCGATGCAAATTTTAATGGAAGGGTCAACAATTCTGCTCCAATCTATCTTCCCGCCGCTTCTTCTGAAAGTGGAAGTACAATTATAACTACAGATACCATCTCTGAACAAAGTGTTAAATTTGCAACCTCGGCAAATAGTGCAATTAAGCTAACTACTTCAGCAGGTTCTGCTACTCAACCTATTTATTTCAGTGACGGCAAACCTGTTGCTTGTTCTATTCCACTTGGGGGCACAACTTTAAGCATAGCAAAAGAAATAAATTTAACTGATTCTAAATATAATGAAGATACTTGGTACCCAGTTGTGGCTACTGTATTAATTCCGAGGGGTGGAATGTATCGTCTAAAGTGTGCCGCACAGCTAGATGGTAATTGTATGCCAAATTGGAGTAATCACACTTATAAGAATGGATTTACTGCAATTTTAGATCTTTTAACCATTCAAAGTGGATATGGAACAACTGATGCAAATGAAATTGTTTTAAGCTATCAACAAAAATTCATCTCTGACTCCAAAAATCCAATTGGTTACAAACAGTTGATTAACTCTTCTAAACCTGTTTTGTGGCTACGAGGTGGTGGTATATATCAAATATATTCCGAATGGAACACTGAATGGACAATAATAACAGAATCTACAACTATAACCAATGAAACCATTTCGCCAGCAACAACACCTCCCGGATTAGCATTTAAGAAAAAATCTGATATATATGCCAATCTTCAGGGGAGTTCTACTTATCTTAATGGATATCAAGGCTCAATCCCCAATACGGCTAATACCTATGTTCTTAGAGATAAAAACAGATATGTAAATCTTAATTATATTAACTCTGATACAGCCAAAAACGAAAATGTTGCGATATCACAGGTTATCGTCACAAATGATTCTGATAATTATTATAGAAAAACAAGTCTTGCTCATCTTAAAACAAGTTTAGGACTGATGCCACCAGAGGCTAATAGCAATAATTATATAAAAGTATATAATGATTATACTGCTAATACAGGTAAAAATAATGATAAAACCGCTAATGATATTGCCAATGCAGGATTTGCCGTAGGAATGATCCGAGGAGCTACTTCTAATCCTCTTGGTAATAAGCAAGCGTGGTTTCACATTATTAATATGGGTTGGGATACAAGAACGACTAACAGTGCTGGGTTGTGGACATCGCAAATTGCAATTGGTACTAATAATGGCACTGGTATGTATTATAGAACCACTAATTCAGGTGCACAGATATCTACAATTGGATGGGCAAGAGTATTAGACAGTAGTTGCTATAAATCATATTGTCCACCAACATCTCACGCTAGTTCAGCCGTTACTTATGGTAAGTCAACTTCGGCTAACTATGGTCATACCAAGCTAAGCGATACCTACACTTCTGCCGTAGGTACTGCTGATTCAGGAATAGCAGCTTCTCAGACTGCACTTTATAACGTTTATAAGAAAATACCTAAATTTTCATTATCTGGTACTACACTAACAATTACTACTACTTAGGAGGTGAATATTATATGAGTTTATCTTGTAATAATACAGACATTAAAAATATCACATATAATGGAATTGATCTTACTAAGGTAATATACAACGGTGTTGTTGTCTGGGAGAAAGCCCCAGCAGTATATAATTATAGTAATTTTGGTACGTTTGTAGGGCTATACGGAACTACACATTTTTTATTTAGACAAAAAAATTCGAATATGATTGACGTAGTAAATATATCTACTTTTAGAAATGAAGGTGAGTTTAACCAATTTGACTTTAAATATGGTGTCATAAACGAATTCGAGGCAATAAAAAGTGGTGCTTTGTATTGTAATCAGTATAACGGCAGTTATTCTGTGAACGAATTAATGCAATGGACTATTAAAGGTATTTGTAATGCAAACAGCAGCACTCCAGGAACTACAAAAAACCCTCCATTAGGAAGAGATATAGCGAACACAATTGAACTCAATTATATGGAAATAGCCGGACTTGATTTTAACACTTTGTATTGTGATATGTACGCAATAAATTATGCGACAAACAAATTGGTATTAAATATGCACGCAGATTACTATGTTGAAAATAATACTGGTACAGACACTTGGGAAAATTCTTACACCGATGTATATATAATAGAAATACCTATTATTAATGAAACAGGTTTAGATTCTAACAAAAGTAGAATTATTAAACACTTTTATAGCAACTACTCAATAGATGAACCAAGCAGTTATGAAGATTATGACGAAGCTTGGTATTACAACACTTATACGCAGGATTTGTATGAGATATGTAGTCATGAAGATAATGATGGCGAAATAATTGAGTTTTTTACAATTAATAATAAAGAGGTTGATAAATGGTGCGGACTATCCGCACCACAAATATCTAATTCTAATATAATAAGAAATGCTGAATTTAGTTTTAAAGACATTGATGCTACCTTATCTATTCCTTATGCCACTTTAAATAATAATACATTAAATGTATATGTTTTTAACAAGAATAAATTAGTTAAATCTACGCTGACAGATAATGACCTATTCGCAACAAGAACAACAAGTGGCTTGTCTGTAAAATATAACGGAGAAGATGTATATATTGCAAATACAACTAAGAAGATAATTAAAAAGCTGAAATTCAATCCAAGCACATTTGAGGTAACACTATAAATATAAAGGAGAAAGGATTTATGTATATTCAATTTAACGATTTAAGACAAACTAAATATGAAATTATAAATTATGAATTCGTTGAATTTCCTAATATTGTAAGAATATATTACAGAGATGATAACGTCTTTTGCGATAATATTGGTTTTAAAATATATTCCGATGAAGAAACTTGTGTCTATGATTTTTCTGAGTATTATTATGTTTACGATTCTACTGACGAATATATTGAGTACAATAAAAAAGATACGGTATATTACATATATTATGAATATAATTGGGAAAAATATGTTACAAGACAATTTTCAAGCGAAAAAGATAATATTTCAGATTGTTATCTTGTTTGCTCAGGAAAGGGTAAGAAATATAGATTTCCTGATGCTTTAGATATTGTAGACGAAAATGGATTATATAACTATCAATTAGTAGATAATCAAATAGTCAAAATATCGCAAGAAGATAAAGAAAAGATTTTGGAAATAAACAAGCAAAATGCTTATAAGGCTGCTCTTGAAAATAAAATAAAAGAATTAACAAATGCCTGTCAGAGTGTTATCGTTGCAGGAATCGTATACAATGAAGAACACTACTCTTACACTGTTACCGATCAAAATAACATTAGCAATCTTGTAAGTATGGCAAGAACAACTGGTATGAATGTACCATATCATTCCGATAAGAGTTTGTGTAGATTATATACACCCGAAGATATTTATAATATATATATTATGCAAGAAATTAATGTTACTTCTAATACGACATATCTTAATCAGTTAAAAGCTTATGTATATACCTTAACCGACATTAAAGATGTTCAAGTGGTTCAATATGGGCAGGAATTAACAGGTGAATATCTTGATAATTATCAGACTATTATGGAGCATTCTCAAAAGATTATAGAGGTGTTAAATGCAGAAACAGCTAAAGTTAATTAATAAGTATTTATTTTTATTCTTAATTGGAGGTCTTATATATGTTAGTATTGAATTGATATATAGAGGACATTCACATTGGACAATGGGTGTGCTTGGCGGCGTGTCTTTCATATCAATTGGGTTAATTAATGAAATATTAAGTTGGGAAACACCGTTATTAATTCAATGTGCCATTGGAGGTTGTTTAATAACCTTCTATGAATTTATTACTGGATTAATATTGAATATTTGGTTACATTTAGGTATATGGGATTATTCTCATATGCCTTTTAATATTTTAGGTCAAATATGCTTGCCATTTACACTAATTTGGTGCATATTGTCTTTAGTGGCAATTATATTAGATGATTATATAAGATTTTGGTTTTTCAACGAAGAAAAGCCGAATTATAAATTGTTTTAA